GTTCCGAATACCCTCACTTTCCCTGCTTTGATTTCCGGCTGGTTACAATCCTGATAATAGTTCATGTACCAATAATTTCTGTCAGTCTCCCAGCTATCAAGAACGTCCTCCCAATTCAGCCCAGTAGCCTCTCCGTAGGCTTTAGCTCTGTCGATAACCCACTTGAACTTATCGCAATACTTATGGAAGCACTTGCCTCCGCAGGTCACACACCCTTCTAAGTGTATGGTTCCGCCGTCCTTTTTGCAATCCTTGTCAACCGCCGCTTTTAGTTTGTCATATCCTACGCTCATAGGTAATCTCCATCCATCTTTTCAAATATTCTTCCTGCTCCGCCTCCTGCGAAGTTATCTACAATCAACTCTCCGTTTATCATGTGTTTCTCCCCAACAATTCTTTTATTTTAACCCTGTCCGCTCATCATCAACAACTTTCTCTCTAAATCAGAGACATCATAATCCCTGTTCGGAAAATTGCTGAATTTCGTTTTCTTAGTTCTTCCTGCTGCTGCATCCTCTTCGCACCATTTAGCAACAGTTGCCATTGTTGTGCCACTGTATTTTTTAGCTCTTGTAACTCTTTCATCAACAAATGACTTCCCATATTGTCTGCAAAGAGTTTCATAATTTGTTTGTAAAGGGGGTGGGGGCAATTCGGTGTTTTCTTCTACTCTCCCTTTTATCTCTTTCTTATCTTCTTCTCCCTCTTCTTCTAGGGAGCGACTTTTTGCGCCGTCCGTCGACGTGTCGGGCGACTGTCGAGCGACATTTCCAGCATCTTCTTC